GGCCCTGAAAACATTGGCTAAAGATCAAGGATTATCTTCACAAAGAATATTAAAATTCGGAGAGTTCATCACAGAAGGTGTAATGAATGATTTACTCAAAGCGGGTAAATCTAAGAAAGATAGTGAAATTACTCTAGATGATGGAGCAGATATACCGATAGATCCGCTTACATCGCAGATTTTGGTTAAATATATAGAAGGGCTAAGCTCTTCAGAAAAAAATAGAACTATTCAACAAATCCAAAGAACTGAACGTGCATTTATGAAAGTTCTAGGAAAAGCACATGAAAACATTTAAACATCAAGCTAGAATGAAGTTTGATGTTAAAAGGATAACAAATGGCTATAACTAAATTAACAAATACCATAACAGACACTAACACAAAGTATTCGGTACAACATACTGGACTTGCTGATGATGCAACTGAACTTGCTTCTAGTCTCTGGGCTAACCTTTCTGCGTTAAAATATGCCTCAGCTACAGTAACTTTGGCATCTGCACCAACTGCAAATTTGTGTATCGGAGAAGTAATAACCACAAATGACAGTACAGCAATATATTTGAGAGTTACAGATTACACTCCTGCAGCAACAACTTTTAAAGCTTATAAGGTTACAAGTGCTACTGATATAACCCCTCTAGGTTGGACTGCAGAAACTGCGACAGATGTTGGAGTTGGAAAAACTTTAACAGGGAGTGTTTCTGGACTTTGTTCTTCAGCCACTCATGGTAGTACAAGATTGGCTATCGCTTCACCAACAATTAATCTCAGAAAACTTTGGTGGAATATAGCATCTGGTATTGACCATACTAGAATTTACTTTGATGGAAGTACTACAGAACAAACTATTGCATATTTGACAGACAGTAATGGTTATATAAATTATGCAGGTGGAGGTAACCATATCGGAGCAATAGGTATGGGAGCTGCAGCTGGAAATTCTAGTAACGTACTTGGAGATGTTAATGTAACAACGGTAGGTGTTGCTTCAGCTGATACTTATATGATAGGAGTAGAGATAGGAAAATTGACAGGATTTGAACTACCAAATTTCTTTAAGAATGGTCAATTAGGATATGCACCTAACCAACATGGATTTTCGGATGTATACTAGATGAAAACATTTAAAGATTTTATGGAAGCGTTGACTCTTCAACAAAGAAGGAAGAGGTCAATTGTTGCCAAAAAGAAATCAAAAATTACGGCCATAAAAAGAAAAAGGTCTATGAAAAAACCACCTTCTCAAGATAAAATTGATAAGGCAGTAAATAAGGCAGTAAGACAGAAAGCAATTACATTAGTAGATAAGGCAGGAAAATATAAAGACCCCGAAGCTTCAATTGGAATAAAAACTGCTATAGAGAAAAAGGCTGATCTTAAAGTACAAAAAATGGGTGGTAAATGGAAAAAAAGATTGAAGCCTATAATTAAAAAGAAAATGAAAGATGCCTTTAAGACGCGCCAGGCCAGTGCAAAAGAAAAATAACAAATGGAGAGAACCATGAAACTAATTAGCGAAGAAGCAATAAATGTAGAATTTCTTACAGAAGCTACTAAGAGTGGTGGTAAGAGTTACTTCATTGAAGGTATCTTCATGCAAGCAAATAAGAAGAATCGAAATGGAAGAGTATATCCAACAGAAATTCTTCAAAAAGAAGCAAAACGATATACTACAGAGTTTATCAAGAAGAAAAGAGCTTTTGGTGAATTGGGACATCCAGACGGGCCAACGGTCAATTTGGAAAGAGTTTCCCACATGATTGAAGAGTTGGAAGAAGTAGATCAAAATTTCATGGGAAGAGCTAAGATTTTAGATACACCATACGGAAAGATTGTAAAGAATCTTATTGATGAGGGTGCTCAATTGGGAGTTTCATCAAGAGGTATGGGTTCTTTAAAGCCAGGAAGAAATGGTATTTCAGAAGTACAGGGTGATTTCTATCTTGCAACAGCAGCCGATATAGTTGCTGATCCTTCCGCTCCAGACGCATTTGTTCATGGTATTATGGAAGGTAAAGAGTGGGTTTGGGATAATGGTCTGCTTAAAGAGACACAGATCCAAGAATATAAAGATAAAATTGAAAAATCTTCGAGAAAAGACCGTGAAAACGTACTTGTTGAAGCTTTTAAAGATTTTATTGCCAAGTTGTAAATATAAGTTATTATAAATAATATTAGTATAAACACATACACAGATAACAAATAGGAGATTTTCAATGTCTGAAGAAATTTTGGAACAAACGGCTGAAGAACTGGAAGAAGAGCAACAAGCTGTTGCGGAGTCTTCGGGCGAAGAGATCTTAGATGAAGCTAAGACTAAAGTTAAAGAAGAAGGTGAAGAGGAAGAAGGCGAAGAGGAAGTAGAAGAAGAAGTCAAAGAGACTGTTTCTGTTCCTAAAACCAAAGCCGGAATGATTAAAGCTCTTTATGACCAACTTAATGGTATGAAGAAAGCTGACCTTTCTGATTCTTTCTCAAAAATCATGGGTTCAACTCTTACAGAAGTAGATGAAGAGCATGGAGAAGATGATGAAGAAGAGGATAATCCCAAGTATGAGGCTAAGAAACTCAAAAAAGAGGATCTTGAAATTGATGTCAAAGACGACATTGAAGCCATTACAAATGGTGAAGACCTCTCTGAAGATTTTAAGACTAAAGCTTCCACAATATTTGAAGCAGCAGTTTCAGCTAAAGTACTTTCTGAAGTCAATCAAAGGATTGAGGAATTAGAAACAAGTTACAAAAAAGAAATTACTGACGCAAAAGAAGAACATTTGTCCACAGTTACAGAAAAAGTTGATGGTTATCTCAACTATGTTACTGAAGAGTGGATGAAAGAGAATGAGTTAGCTGTTGAAAAGGGAATTCGATCAGAATTGGTTGAAGACTTTATGACAGGACTTAAAAACCTCTTTACAGAGCATTACATTGACATTCCAGAAGAGAAAGTTGACCTTGTTGACGATCTATTTGAGAAAGTTGAAGAACTAGAGCAAAAACTTGATGAGTCTATTAACACAAGTGTAGACATCAAAAAGGAACTTGCTGAATATAAAAAGGCTGAAACTTTGAGAGAAGTTTCAGAAGACCTCGCCGATACCGAAAAAGAAAAACTAGGTAAATTGGCTGATGGTATAGATTTTGAAGACAAGTCTCAATATTCTGAGAAACTTGAAGTAATTAAGGAAAATTATTTCCCTAAACAACAGTCGGAAACAATTACAGAAGAATTGGAAAATACTGAAGTAGAAGAACAAGATAGTTCAGAACCAAGTGTTGATCCAGTTATGAAGAGATATGTTTCCTCATTAACTCGTTTAAACAAATAACATTTTTAGGAGATTAAAAAAAATGTATCTAGCTGAAGGACTACAACAAAAGTGGGCCCCGGTCTTGGATCACGAAGATATGCCCAAGATTAAAGACCCATACCGAAAAGCGGTTACCGCCGTTCTTTTGGAAAACCAAGAAAAAGCCATGGCAGAGCAGGCAGCTACAGAAGGTCGCGGCTCTTTGATGGAAGCAGCAACTACACTAACATCACTCGCTCCAACAGCAAGTGGTACTGGTGGAATACAATATCAAGACCCAGTTTTAATTTCCATGATTCGTCGCGCAATGCCTAATTTGGTTGCTTATGATGTTTGTGGTGTTCAACCAATGACCGGGCCTACAGGACTTATTTTCGCAATGCGTCCTCGTTACGATTCACAAGGTGGTGCTGAAGCCATGTACTCAGAACCAGAATCCACACATTCTGGTGATGCTGGAGATGATATGGTCAGCTCCGGAGCAGGTGCACAAGCAGCAGCTCAGGGTGGAACATACTCCGCAATATTGGGTGTTGGTAACTCAACGGCAACTGCTGAAACTTTCGGTCTTACTGGAACTGCCGGTACAGCTGCTGAAGATTTCCAGCAAATGTCATTCTCAATTGACCGTGTTTCAGTTACAGCTAAAACACGTGCACTCAAGGGTGAGTACTCGATGGAATTGGCACAGGATCTTAAAGCCGTTCACGGTTTGGATGCTGAAACAGAACTTGCTAACATTCTCTCACAAGAGATTTTGGCAGAGATTAACCGCGAAGTTATCCGTACCATTTATTTTGGTGCAGAGCACGGAGCACAACACAATACATCAACAGCTGGTGTGTTTGACCTTGATGTTGACTCTAATGGACGTTGGTCTGTTGAGAAATTCAAAGGTCTGATGTTCCAAGTAGAACGTGATGCAAATGCAATCGCAAAGTCAACACGTCGCGGAAAAGGTAACATCATAATCACATCTTCAGACGTTGCTTCTGCTCTAGCCATGGGCGGAATGATGGACGGAGCTGGTGTTGATGACACAGGTAACACTTTCGTTGGAACACTCAACGGCCGTTACAAAGTTTATGTTGATCCATATTTCAGTGCGTCAGCAACTAACTTCTTCTGTGTAGGTTACAAAGGTTCATCTGCTTATGATGCAGGTATCTTCTACTGTCCTTACGTTCCATTGCAAATGGTTCGTGCGGTTGGTGAAAGTTCCTTTCAACCAAAAATTGGTTTCAAGACACGTTACGGACTCGTATCCAATCCATTTGGAAACAGTGGTGGTGCCGGAGCTTTGACAGCCAACGCTAACTACTACTACAGATTGGTCAGAGTTGACAATTTGATGTAAGTTAAGTCTTTAGGAGTTATTACCCCTAAAGAACGTGAGAAGGGTGATTACTTAATTGTAGTCACCCTTTTTTTTTGTCCTAACTAAATATTACAGAAAGGATATTCCATTTATGTCTGCATTACAAGATCAACCAATCAATACTAGTTTTTTGAGCCCCATTGGGTTTAAATTTCAACTTAACAATTTTCCAGAAGTAAACTATTTTGTTCAGTCTGCTACTTTG